CGGCAGCAATACTAGTGCAACCAGACAGTCTGTCACCTACGCAAGCCAATGGACGACCGTTGACTCTGACAGTTCTGCTGGCCTGAATAGTAGCTGTGTGTATGACGCATTTCTTACCGCCGGGTTTTTTATGAGCAGTACTGCTGTCGCCATTGCGAGCTGCAGGACGTCCATTAATTCTAACATCTGGACTTCCTTGTGCAATAGTGTAACCAGTACAGTGTACTATTCCTGCGTCACCTTGTCTTGCGGCTGCTGGCATAATTATCCTCAATATGATTCTAATATTTATCGAGCTGCAAAGTGTAGATTTTTAACTGTTATAAAATTGTTAAAATTTTTAAATAATTTCAGTCACAATGCAATATATAAATATTTGCCAATGATATCAAACCCAATGACTCTAGATCAAACATATTTCTTCTGGGGATGCGGCGAAAACACTCAGTTTGGACTATATAGTCCTGTGATGGATAGATTAGTATGTGTCGATTCCGATTATACTGTATTCGAATATATAGTATTCCTGATGTCTAGCAAGATCAGACTGTTAGTTGTTCCGCTGCATCATGCACCTAATTTTTCAGTTAACCTAATAGACAATACCTGCTGCACACGCTGGACTATTACCAACTGGCCCGATCAATCTCTGCATCGAAAATTCAATTTTCCGGAAAAAAAAGAAAATTTTTTCTTTGATACCTGCGGGGATCTAATACAGAAATCCAATAAAGACTTAGTGGAAATTCAAAATTTTATTTTTTTATCCTACCGGGTTTTGAAATTATTTAAATTTTCTAAAAATTATCAATATCGAATTTTTTCTAACTTGGTTAAACTTCCTTTCGACGATTTTGAGAAGATAAAGGAAATTGAATACCAGTGTAATCAAATAATTTATCTGCAGAATGACTATGTCTCTGCTAGAGAAAAAATTGAACCATTATGTCAAATAGCCGAATCTATATTATGAAACCTTTAAGAATATCCTTCGACTTTTACCAATTATTACCAACTGATACAAAATTAAAATTAGAAACTTTTTTATTAGCTGATAAAAATTTTTGGCCCGGATGTGAATCTTTTTCTAGTCCCAGATACGGAAAATCAAAAATTTGGGATTTTTATCACGATCCTGACTATGTGTTGTGTCCAACATTGAGTCAACAGTCTACCAGTAGTTTCAGTGATGTAACTGATTTACGAGCAGTTGAGATTAAACAAGCAATGAAACAGCAGGATCAAGAAATTGCTGTTTTTTGGTCTGGTGGAATTGATAGCACAGTAGCACTAGCTGCCATGGTTAAGAATTTTGATTTGGCTGATTTAAAAAACGTTACAGTTATTGCAAACAACCAAAGTTATTTTGAAAATCCAATTTTTTATCACTCTGTAATTGAAAAATATCAATTAAAAACTGTGAACTTTAAAAATTTTTCCGATGACAAAATACAAGATTTATTTGATAGATACTATGTTGTAGATGGTGAACCGGCAGACAAGTTATGGATAGTCAATATTGCTATCCAGTTTGAATCGGTCTACGGAGCTGGTTCTTTGGTAACGCCGTTGACAAAAATCAGCAACAAGTTTATTGAGTTTTTAGCTGTCTACATGTCGTCTGATCAAGCCAGTCAATATTACAATTCTCTAATGCAAAATATCAACGAAGCAGGAGTTGAAATTGTTACACTGGGAGATCTGTTTTGGTGGATCAATTTTAATTTTCACTGGGTAGAGCATTTATTGATCTGGTACAATCAATTTCCAGTCAAAAATTCCCAAGCTTACAAACAATACAAAAAAAATTATAAGCCTTGGTATAATACCGAACAATATCAACTATGGAGTTTGTCTGACCGACCCAAGTCCATAAAAGCAGACTGCTATGACTTATATAAAATGCCAGCCAAGCAGTACATCTATGATCTGGTTCAAGATTCATATTATCTGAATTATAAATCAAAACTGGGCTCGCCAAAGAATCTAAAAAAGTCCGCGGACAACATGGTTATACTGTCCGACGGATCTAACTTAGATTGTAGTAATCCTGCTCTAGTAGAAGATTTTATCGCCAAAAATTGTTTAGTGTAAATTTTTTAATTCTTCGAGAAATTTATCTGTCGTTGATGTCTTTACACCAGTTATCTGAAATGTCACACGCGGATGATGCCCGGCATTGGCAGTGCAGTGCGGCACATTTGCCCAATCAAATGTGGTCACATCTCCGGCTCGCCATTGGTTGTAATGATAGTTTCCGTACTCCCAGAAATGTCCTGGTTGCCAATCAGTCAACTGAATCATAATACGCATAATACGACTGGGGTCTTCAGGACACCACTTTTGCAATTTATCTATATGTAAGTTCCACACTTCGCCTGGCATCTGAACATGCAGACGATTCATGCAATCGTCTAGTCCAAAAAGATTGCTGATGTCTTGTAAACTGTCAGGAATAGCCCAGTTTAAGTGTGTAATGATCATGTTGGGATCTGCGCCAACACGTTCAATGTCATGCTGCTCGGCTTCGAGATCTTCAGAAGGAATTTCAATGCCTTCGCCTTTGTATCCTCTGGTGGCCCAAGTTGCTGGCTTCGACTTGCTGATAATGTCAGGAAGATCTTGTTTCCAAGTGGGATCAATGTGTCCCAATCTGATAACGCCATCATACTTGGGATCCATAATGGTTGTGTCGAAGTGATACTGACTTTGAGATTTTGTGTTGTCCCATGAACTTTTCATATTATTGTTACCTCTACGTCTGATTTTTTGTAACTTTGATAGTACTCCATTGGTGGCGTTTCAATGCCCAGGGTTCTGGCCAGTGTTAAATTGTCACCAATGTAATGGCTGCCATTCCATGCTGCCAAGATGTCTTGATTTTGATCTGCAATAATTCTAGCCATATGCTTAAGATCGATGTAGTATTCGTCGTAGGTAGGGTAAGTAATGTCAAAATGTCCGCACTTGACCCACCATCCCAAACAGGCATCGTTTGGCCGGTGTACCAGAATAATTGGACAGTCGGGCCAGGTTTGTTTCAAAAAATCAATGTGGTGTGCAAACACATGACTCTTGACGATACGTACACCTGACCCAGTGAAAGGACGATCAAACTCTGCTTCACATTCTTCTTTGCTGTAGTCTGACAGTCGATCAAAGAATCCACCAAACTCCATGCCGGGATCAAAGTACGCACCCATGTGCATCAAGTTTGATTCTCCCCAGGCACTGTGCCAGTATTCGCGTTCTGGACTTGCATCACTGCGATCAATGCTGGTACTAAAGTAAATACTTTTGCTTACACTGGACCACTTGGATCCAGGTGCACCTGCCATAAAGATATATTTCATTTGATGATCAACTCAGGTTTGTAAACACTCTTAAACTTGTATGCTGTATCATGCCAGTATACCAGTGTTTGCAGCTTTTCTGCTGTGATGTTTTTACGCAAACGATCGACAACCTTATTGCCATCGTCGCCTACAATCCAATCATACTTGCCGGCGTCTGCTTCTAATGCTGCTAGTGCTTCGGGATCTGCCAACATCTTGCGCAACGCAGCACGTAGTTTTTCTGTATTGGGATTGCCTTTGTTTACCCACAAGGCTTTTTGTAGAACGTCTCGGAAGTTGCGTACCAGAGTGTATGCTTCATATAACTCGCCCTGTGGCTCAACTCCGTGCAGATGTTTAAACACTGTTTCGAATGTATATCCCGGTGGGAAGTTTGGATCATCCTGTTGTTTTCCAGTAGCAAGATCCATTACACCGTGATGAAACCAAAGTTTGTTACTGGGTAAGTTGGAATAAAATTTAAACCAGGCAGCAGTTGTTTCTCTAGTGGTGTTTAGTTCGTTGCGTTCAAATGCCAAACGACGCTCACCACCACTGATGCCATTGACCCAGGTCACACGACGGTTCCAGCATTTGATGTAATCTTCTTTGGTAGGCAAGTTACCACACACCAACATGGCAATGGCTATACCATCGGGCTCAAGACCTGAACCACCGGCCAACTTGATGCGATCTTTTAAAACATTCATATCAGCTTTGTGGCCTATGATGATGTTTAAGTTTTGCATGCCAATTGAGTCATAGTGTTTGTAATCGTAATCGATCTTGTCTACTAGATAACTGACGCCATTGCCGCCATGACTGACCATTATGGTCTTGTTGTCTGTGCGTAGTTTGTTGTGGAATTCGTTGAAGCCTGGAATGTCCTTGGCGCCAGGAATGTGCTGAATCACAATCTTTTCGCCTAGATGTTTTTCCAAGTGCTTGGCCACAATGCCGGCCCAAACACTGGTGCCTTGACCAGGCCCCTGAGGTACAATCATCCGATAATCGGCGTAGGCTGATGTTGCTGCCAACATCACAGCGGCTAATACAAACTTTACTATTTTTAGCATAATAATCTCCTTAGTGATATGCTAACCCGCGATTGGGTTTAAAAATACTGTATAGCAATACACCGATTGCTATCACGATCAATGTTACAAAAATTGGCCGTGTTGCTAATTCTCCAACTGTATACAAGGCTTGAGTTTGCTGAATATAGTTTTCTAATTTTTCTACCAGAATAAATGCAACCATCACAGCCGGACGACTAATCTTAGTGGCTTTGCACACAAGTCCTAATATACCGCACAACACCAAAATATACAAATCGTTGACAGTGCCGGTGTATTCTAAACAACTCCAAACAATCACTGCCAAAATAATTGTTGCATATATCCAGTATGGTATTTCCAGCAATCTAACAACAATCCTTGTTGTAAATATAGCAATAAAGAAAGCCAGTATGGTACTGGCAATAAAAGCACCGCCGAGACTCCAAAAGAAAGTGTTGTCCTTTAACACCTGTGGCGTGCCCAATTCCATGCCAAAGTACATGCAGATGGCCATCATGACAGCAGCAAAAGGTGCGCCCGGAATGCCAAACAGCACAGTGGGCACAAGACTGCTGGCCTTTTGTGCATTGTTGGCTCCTTCGCAGCCCAGTACACCCTTGATATTACCGTTGCCGAACACTTCCTTGGGATACTTGGCAACAGTGGCACCATAGGCCATGATATCACCTATTGTGCCGCCGATGCCGGGCATGAGTCCAGTGACAAAACCAATAAATCCTCCACGCAGGACTTCACGCCAGTGCGTCACACAATCCTTGAATCCACGAAACAATTGAGACCAATAATCTGTTATCACAGCAGGTCTTGTGGAAGTTTTTCTGAATCCTGCTACTACTTCGGGAATACCAAACAAGCCTGCTATCAAAGGAATCAGTTGTACTCCTGCACCTAGGTATTCCCAACCAAAAGTATAACGTTCAACTCCAGTACCGGGATTTTGTCCTATCATGCCAATAAAACAGCCCAAGGCAATGGCAACAAAACTCAGTACGATGTTTTTACTAGTGATGAATCCAACACAAGCAAGGGCCACTAACATGAAGGCCATGAATTCTGGAATACCAAATACCAAAATTAATTTGGCATAAAAAGGCATCAATGCAAATGCAATCAGTCCCCATATTACACCATTTACAGTTGAATCCATAATGGCTATGCCAATGGCTCTGGCTGCTTGGCCTTGTTGTGCCATTTTATAACCGTCGATCACACTGGCAGCAGTGGTATTGCTACCTGGTATGCCAGTTAAAATACTGGTATAACTGTCACCGGTGCTGGATGCAGCAATTAAACTGGTTAGAAATACAATGCCCAAATAGGGATCTGCTAAAAAATAATGGCTGAGTCCGAATACAGTTAATAACCCTGTGGTAGCTCCAGCCATTGGCATAATGCCAATGATCATTCCGTATACTGTGCCAATTAAGCACCAAATTATATAATCCATTAGATTTCTTAGGTTAAGAGAAAAAATATATCGGAAGAGCAATTTTGATATAATTAATATGTATATACCAAAAATTTGTTTGGTTGATAAATTTATTTACCTAAAGTGGAAATTTTTAATGAATAGCAAAATTTTTAATCATATTGTAAAAAAATTGCACGAGACTTGGCATTTACCCAAGCATGCAGAGATACGCGACTCTGTCTCTGCTGAAACTGTGCTAGATGCTTTGCCATGGACTCCTGTAAAAAAGCAAAAATTTAAATTAGATCTCGAAGGCACTTTTGGGGTTTCAATTGATGTTGCAGGCACTGTTGAGGAACTGGTAAATCGAACTGACGATCGATACCTTGCTTGGTTTTTTGGTGAGGCTTGGAAGCCTAGAACCGACATGTATCACTGGACAGGTTGGAGAATTGTTGAAGAAATTAATAAAACCAATCCCAACAAGGTTCTAGATGTTGGGTGTGGTTACAATCCGTTTAAAGAAAGAATTCCTAACCTAATAGGAATCGATCCTTATAATAACTGTGCAGATTTTATGGTCGATATCTTAGATTATAGTGTAGAGCCAGAAAGCTTCGATCATGTTATTGCTCTTGGTAGTATTAATTTTAACAGCCGCAATGACATTGAAGTTCGGTTTAAAAAAACTATAGATCTGTTGAAACCTGGTGGTAAATTATGGATGAGAGCAAACCCCGGGCTGGATCACGACGGAGTTAAAACGCCTAACAAAGGACCATGGGTTGAAATATTCCCATGGTCCTTTGATGTAGCATATGAGCTAGCTAAGAAATACAATCTTACGTTAGAAACATTGAAGCAAGACCAAGATCGATTGTTTTTCTTGTTTAAGAAAAACCCTTAACCTACTAGGATTTTCTTTTCCGGCGGTACCATTACGCCGGTTGTCACTTCAATATATTTGGTTTTGATATCTTCCTTGGCGTCAGCAATGATGGCTACTGCTGCGCCATAAAGGACGATTTCTTTGTCTAAATTACCGCTGAACATGCTGGGCATCATTTGTAAGCCTTGCTGTGTAGGTGCCATGCTGATAGGCTGTCGAAGAATAAACATACCGTCAGTTACTTCGACAATCTTAGCAATCAGTTCTTCGCCGCTGACTAATTTAAATACCAAAACTTCGTCTTTTTCAATTTTCATCTTAATCCTTTTTGATTGTGTTCCAAAACTCTTCGGGTTTGCCGGCCAAGCCTTGATATCCGCCGGGCAACAGTGTTGATCCATTGAAAATCTGCGGTACACTACGCAATCCTTGAGCAATCAAGAATTCTCGAGCTTCTGGCTGATCTTCGATATTAACAACATTATACGCTACTTCGCGAGATTCTAAAAGCATTTTGGCTCGATCGCAAAAAGGGCAATTGTTTTTTGAATATACTGTTAACATTTTTTCTCTCAAATATTTGGTAAAGCATTGTAATCAATTGAATCGCCCATTACACCAATAACATAACTGGTAGATTCAGACTCCTGGAGTGCTGTTTGTTTTTTACTGGTATCAGTGTGCTTGTTGAACCAAGGAATAGGTGTGGTCTTTGGTGCTGCAGCTTGATACTTGATACCAATATCTTTTAATGCACCCACTGCTGTGTAGTCCACAAAATCCTTGAGAATTTGTGCGTTGAGTCCGATTACCGGACCTTTCTTAAACAGGTAGTCAGCCCAGGCCTTTTCTTCACGGATAACATCCATATATAGAGCATACACCTCTGCTTCACATTCTGCCTTGACAGCAACAAATCGTGGATCTTCTTTGATTACTTGATTGATTAGATAAGCAGTCCAACCTTTGTGTAACAGCTCGTCTTGTAGGATCAAACTAATAATGTTGCCATTGCCCATAAAGATACGATTTTCAACCATGGCTAAACTTGTAGCAAATGATACCATAAAGCGGAATGCTTCTAGCGCATAGCTAGCATGTAAGGCCATATAGATTGCCTTGATGTGCTCGTGCTCGGTGACATTGTCTGGATTGAGTTCTTTGCGGCAATTAAGTCTATGTAAATAATCGTAATAATTACCCACGCTCGAAGCCATGTCTACAATTTCTTCGGTATCGTGGATAGTGTTAAACACTTCTTTGGGTACGTTGTAAATATTACGAATGATGTGACTGTAGCTGCGACTGTGAATATTGGTTTCAAAAAAAGTCCAATTATAAATCAATGCCTCTAGTTCTGGCAAACTCACAACCGGAGCAAACACTTGGCTAGGACCTCGCCCTTGCAAACTGTCTAAGGCTGTTTGACGCAGTAGATTACTGGTAAAAATATGCTTAACCGCGTCGCTTGCTTCTTTAAAGTCGTTGCTGTCTTTGGTTAGGCTGATTTCTTCAGGCACCCAGAAGAATCCTCTTGCTGTGGTTTCAAAATTGGCAATCTTAGGATACTTGAATTCTTCAAACCGCTGAATGGTTACAGGGCCTGCTGGATCCAGAAACATTTTACGATTAAGGTAGTCTGTCTTTGTTTTTAAGTTGTATTGTTGTTGGCTCATAATTTATCTTCTTTTCTAATTCTATTTCGTTCCAAACATCTCTGTTTTGTTGTGCTGTTTCTTTCAACAGACGCCAAGTCTTTTCACTGAGAGTTTCTGTCCATTGAAAATACAGATTATTTAATGGTGGCCGACCTGTGTTTTTATCATATAGACTACGATGGTGCCAATACCTTGTTAACCATATTAGTCTTCCGCTTGTTACTCTAACGGGCCACCAGGCAAATCTTTTATTTTCCATAATTGCCAGAGGCCAACACAATCTTGCAAATGTGCTCAAGTCTCTCAATGTGCTCATATGCACGCCAG